GCTGCCGTTGTATCGCGCCATAATCCACCAGAATAATACAAAGAAGCCTTTTCAATAGGTGAAGTAATGGCAACGTCATGAAGCTCTGATAATTTATAGCCCGATGCCACCCTTATGGCGATTGTTCCGTTATTGACATGGCTATTAATACAAAAGCCGATAGGCATATCAATATTTGGCGCAACGGGTTCAACGTCCGTCCAAACACCTGCCACCGTTGGCGAAGGGTAAAGGATTGCCCCAGCCGCAAAGGTATCAGTATTAACCTTCCTTATTTTCCCAAATGAAATAACGTAACCATCTTCGCCGTTGCTTAAATCGTGTGCCGTTATTCCAAGTAAATATTTTGCATCTATTGAACCGTTGGCAATAAACTTTGCAACGGTTATCCTGCCACTTGCGCCAACCGTGCCATTTGCATAAACAAGGCTGCCTTTGTTAATAGTTGCGCCTGTTTGATTCTTAACCAACCAAAAGTTTTTGAAACCAAGTTCATTAGAAACATTGTCATTTAATCCAAGTACCACCGTAGCCAAATCGGAATCCCACCGCATTTTTGCCGTATCCACGTTGTTCGTCGGAACATTAACGTTGAAAAACAAGGAATCCACGGGCTGAGCGAAAGCCGAACCACCACCGACCAAGTTCCAAACGTTGGAAGAAAAATCAAACGTATAAAATTTAAGGTTGACGGTATCAAGTATCACCCAGGCGCTTATATTGTTTATCGGTTGAATGGAAGCCGTATCGGACAATGAACCGCGCCAAACCAAACCGTCGCCCGTAGTCTGGAAACCAAGTCGTTGTTTATTGCCCGTGTTTGGGAATTGGGCGAAAAGGCTGAGGGAAAGGAATATAAAAAGAATTGAAGGCAATGTTTTTTTGCCTCCAATCTTCTTAATTAAACTACTCCCAATTTTAAGCAATACCTGTTCAACTAATATTTCACCCACGCGCCCTAATGTTTTTAGGAATCGTCTTTCTTTCTTTGGTTTTATTTCTTCGCTCATAATACTATTCCCATTGTGTTATAAATATCAAACATTTCTTCATCCTCATTACAAGTTGTCTCAGGACAACCAACGGCGCTGGGAATGAATCCAAGAAGGTTGGTTGCGCAAGTACACAAATAATCCTTAATTCTTTTCTTCTTTACCTCCAATCTTTGAAGTAAAGTATCTTGATAAAATTTTAATCCTTCAACGCCTACGTTTTGCCCGTATTCATTATCAATGGTATAAAGCCCGTTTGATCCAAGTTGCATCACCATGTAAGGCGAAGCTTCGTAAAGCACGGCATTGGCGCAAAAGGATTTTAATTGGTCGTCCCAAAGTTGCTGGTAAGCCGTTGAGGTGAACGCCGTGGAGCTTCCTTTGTCCGCAACCAAGGCATCGTAAAACGTTAAGCCAACGGCGGGAACAATCCAACGGTATTCAGCATCTTGAATATGTGGGCTTATTAATGACTTATCAAGGCGTATATCAGCTGGGGTTGGCCGTGCAACGCCGCCAGCTATTACTTCACTCGGTTGTATTAGTTGGCTCATCGGTTGGGGTTGTTGTTGTTTCTATTTCAATAGGTGAATAACCTAATATTTCCCTTTTTTCATCTTGCGTCAAATTATCCTCAACCGCAATATCTCCCATAAAGGACACGGGTAACGTGTTAGAAATGCTAAAGGTAAGGTCAATAAACGCTGGATTATAAGCGCTTATTTCTTTTAAAAAGGGGTTAATAATCTTGGATAACAAAAGGTTTTGCCGTGGCTTTATAACCGTGTTTTGTAAATATTCCATCTCTTGGCGTATCTGTTGATTAGTTCCAAGTTGTCCCGCGGTTGCGAAGCCTGCAAGTGACTTGCTCCATCTGTTAGCCACGACAATCGCCGAGGCTGCCAAGTTTTGCAAGTTTAAAAATTCACCTTCGTTTTCTTTTGAAGTGGGAATCCAATTTGCTTTTAATTTTTCGTCCCTCAGCACTTGTACAAATAACTTATGATTATTTGCCATGCCTGTAAACTTGCTTTCAATTCCTTCAACCAATTTCTTTGCCTCAGCTGGCGTAATTGAGCCGAAGAATTGCATAATGCCAGAAGGCATGAAGCCATTTTCAAACTTGCTTGTATTAAACCTTTGAATCCTGTATTCCATTTCAGCCCACATTTTAGCGCCAATCCATTCGGGTAAACCAAAGTAAAAATAGCCAGCCGCGTATTGCTTAACATGAATAACGCTCCTTTGCGTTCCGTCCTCAAATTTTTTAAAGTCAGGGTACATTGGCACCTCCCTAAATCCTTCGCTTTCGTAAAATACGCCGTCGGTGGTAAGTGGCACTTCTTCCCAGTTGTCGTAAATGCCAACAAATTTTATAATCTGATCCGCTTCCGCTTTTCGAATACCAATATTATACACGGGAACGTGATAAATATAAGTGAATGGCTCTGAACCTACTTTGCCCTTAACAATTTCGCAAAAGCTATTTCCAAAAGCATCATAGTCAAACGCAAGTTGAGCCAAAACCTCCTGCAGATTTTGACCGTGTAAATTAACCTGGCTAATAACATCCTCAATTTCATTTAAAGAATCGTCGGTGATAATTTGACCCTTCATCGACGTGGTAAGCAATGTATTTGCTTTACCTTTCATGGGGATGAAGCCGTCACCGACAACCATGTTTGTTTTATCTTCGATTATCCTTCTTAATGTCGGCGAATTATTTACAATAGCAATAAGACTTTTTAAAAAGTCATCCTTTTGCGTAAAGAACCTTACCCATTTTGCCCCCGTGAAATCAAGCCTCTCCCGTGAAGGTTCATTGAAAATATCTTCCCTTACAAGTATTGTATTGGAAGTATCTAATGTAACTGAGGCAAGTAAAGGGCTTTGATTGCGTTTACTTACCCTATTGTTCCTGTTCGGGACTGCCTGTATTTTCTTTAATTGTTGGCTCATAGGTTTTTTTCTCGGGAGTATAAATTACGTGCTGCCCAACGGTCTGAGGGCTTGATATATACCAAGCCCTCAATTCGTTTTGTGAAAGTTCGCCGATAGTTTTTCTAATGATTCCAGCTTTGCCCGAAAGGTCTGCACCCACGTAAAGCATTTGTTTGCTTTTATCTCTAACTATCATATTTTTATTAATCTAAGGCGTTCATCACTGTTTCGCCGTTAACAATAAACCTCGCTTTGTTTGTAGTACGGCAAGAAAGGGTTAATGTTTCTTGATTTGAATCTGTAAATAATGCACCTGATAAACCTTCGGCGCTTGTCAACCTTGCAACCCTTTTCTTTGCACCAATAGTTTCAACGCCCCATATCCAGTAGTTGCCCGTGTTTTCCACGTGAACGCAAACCAAGCCGCAAGCCTGATTTGCCATGTCTTGAATAAGGTTTCTCAACTCTTGGTCACGGCAATTTATAACGCCCGTCAAACTTTGCTCAATAGCTACGGACAAAGTATCAGCGTCTTGCGTTACCGTTTCAGTGAATGCTCCTGAATTGTCTCTAAATTCGACTTCGTAAAAAACGGCAGCCGAGGAAGTCATTGTTATTGCTGTAGTTGCTCCCGATGCGTTGTTGGTAATGCTGGTTACCTGATTAGCATTGGCAATGTAAAACTTGCCAATACCACCAGCGCAAGTTCCGTCAGTACATTGATTAAGCCAACCGCTTGTTATTGCGCTCATTCGTTTTTAATTAGTAGCCTAAGCTGATTAAGGAATGGTGAATATAATTCACGCCCATTTTAAAGCGTGCTTTAATATACACCTTTTCGTCTTTCTGGTCATACCAAAGTTCTAAAGCCGTTTCAGGGCTTAATACGTCCGTCGCAAGTACCTTGTTTTGAGGCGTGGTATATTCAACGTAATGCGGCTTAGTTGTTCCAAGTGCTGTGGCAATATCGTCCCAGCGGAATTGAGGAATCACGGGAACACCACGGAAGGTAAATTGCTCAACCCCGTTAATCAACTGAAGTAAACCGTAGTCACCGCCACCGCCGTTTTCAATGTCCTCGCGAAGTTGAGAATAAACGCTTTGCGTTACATTGAACACCTTTTGGTTCGCAGGTAAGCCTTTCAACTGCAAAGGCGCTTGGTCGTACACCGCGCGAAGAATGTCAAAGCCATCGCCTGAGGCAAGGTCAGAACCTGAACCCGTGTTAGCACGTGGTACTAAGTCATCTGCAACCAACTGAGGGTAATAAACAGTCCAAAAACCGTCTAATGAATCAAAATTAGGATTATTGGAAGACTGCTCACCGAAATAAGAAAGACGGGTAATGTCGTTTCTTATCGCTTGTTGTGTACGGGTTAAAAGAATGTTTTCAATCAATGTTCCTGAAACATCTGGAAGCCTTGTACCTGTTTTCAATAACTCTTCAAAAACCGTGTCCTCAAATTCATCCCAGCACATTTCTAAATCAACCTTCATTTTTTCAACGTCGATTGTACGCTGGTAAATGTCAACCGAGCCAACTGGATTAAATCCGCAGCCTGAGTATTTACGTACAATGTTTTCCAACTGTTGTACAAAAACCATTTTCTTTTTATTCGCAACGTTTCCAAGTACACGAAATTGTCCGCGAAGGTCATCGTCAAAGAAAACAGGCTCTAAAAATATGTTATTTGCCTCCGTGCCTCTAAAGGATACGTCAAGTTGGCTTATTTCAACTAATGCCATTTGTTTTTAATTTTAAAGATTTGGATAAGAAATGGTTGCCGAAGTATTGGTTAAAACCAATGAATCTTCAATACCAAATGAAAACTCTGTTTTTGCTCCCGCGGTTGTTGCCACTGCAAACAACACCTTCCAATCATTACCTTTAACCAAAGCGGAGGTATTGATTTGTAAAATTGCCGTTGGTGCTGAGGATTGCCAATTTGCATATGCCTCGTTACCTGATTCGTCCATTACGGTAACCTTGTAAAAATCGCTTGCACTTGTCACGCCTGTCAAAGGTGCAAAGTTTAAACGATTGCCAGCTGAGGAAGTGCCATAAGTGAAAGAAACGGGAATGCGATCCTCATAAGTATCGATACCGTATAATTGCTCCGCGTTTATTCCTTGAGCATTGGCGTAAGGGTTGGTGCGGTTTAAATTGTTTTGCCCGACGTATGTATTTGAATCGAGAAAACCATTGACGTTTGCTGTTGCCATTATCTTTGTGAGATTTTAGATTGAACTAATGAAGCGAAAGAATCAAAGTAACTCGATTTCGCTTTTGTTTCTTGAACCTTTTCATGTGCTGATCCACCTGATGGAAGTCCAACGCCTTTTTTTACTTGCGCCCTAAGTGCAACCAATTCATTTCCCAAAGTTTCAAGAACCGCTTCAATTTCATTGATTGAGTTCTTTTGTTCATCGGTCTTTTTGTACATTGATTCAATTTCCTCTTTTTGCTTTGAGTGAATAGCTTCCATTTCATCTGGTGACATTACAAAATAACCGTTTTCCTTTAACAAGGAAATAGCAACTTCCACCTCGTCGTTTTTCGGCGTCTCCTCCATTACTTTTTCTTCCTCAACAATATTTGTGACTTCTTTTTTATCGTCCATATTGCTAAGTAAAGATTTGATTTTTTCTAAAATGGAATTACCCATGTCATTGTCTTTTTTTGTATATGTTAATAATGCGGCTGGTACATTTATGAACTTGCTGAGGCTATTTTGCAACGGTAACATATCTATGTTTTTTTCGCCAACTTTAACAATTTCATCAATGAAGCCAAATTCTAATGCCTCCTGAGCGGTCAGCCATGTTTCAGCTGCCATCATATTCGTAATAATTTCTTTTAGGTTCTTTTGGTCTCCTTTGCGTTTATAAACCGCCGCCGTGTAAATGTTAAGTAACTTTGCCTCCATTTTGTCTAACAATTCAGCCGTCGCCTCAATTTCGTCGGCGTTACCCATCGTGTAACTCCAAGGCCTGTGAATCATCATAAAGGCGTTTTCAGTCATTTTAACAATATCCGCTGCCAACAGTACAACCGTTGCAATGCTTGCTACCAAGCCGATTCCTGTTGCCGTGGTTTCTTCAGGGTAATTTGCAACTAAATCAGCAATACCCATTCCTTCAGTGACACTGCCACCGCCAGAAGATATTGTTAAATTAATTGGCTGCCCGTTCGCCTGGTTAATTTTGGTTCTTATTGAGCTGTAAGAATTAACCGATTCCGAAATTTCACCTAAAATATCTATACTTACTTTTGCCATGTTTTTTGCTTTGTCCTTTTGGATTGCCTTGTACTTTGCCTCAGCCCAAACCCTCATAGCACTTCCGCCCCAGGCGTCATACATTACTGATCCGCAAATTTCAGAACCGTCTTCATCAAAGTATTTTCCCTGGTCATACGTTTCCGCGCGGCTTAAAAATGAATATGTGCGTTGAACCGTTTCTTCAGACAATCCCTCACCGTTGGCGATTTGATTTGCACGTTGCCAACCAACAAGGGTACCGCAATCCGACCCGTTCTTTTCCTTGTGGTCAAGTGCGCGTCGTGCGTTGTTCTTTGCGGCATCTGGATAATCGGCGTATGTCATAAAAGAAAAATTATTTATTTACAAAATTACTCACTCTTGTTTTTATCTTTTCTTTTTTGCTTGATTTGATAACCAAACCTTTCTGGGTGCTGAACCATGTTATAAACGTGCTTCTTACTTATACCCGTTCGTATGCTTATTTCCATCATAGCATCCATTTTTGAATCATTTGAATAAAGGCTATTTGGATAAAGGTGCATAACCATATATTTCGCGACCGTCTTTTCCTTTACCACATCTGTTTTTACGAGGAAGGAAATAAGGTGAAAGAAGTTGGGCGTTATACCTTCCTTTTGGCAAAATGCACTGTATTTATTCAAGATTTCATGTGTAAAATCCTGTAACAAATCTTCGTTAATCATTTCAAATTCATCCATTTTCATTCCAATATTGTACTATTTGCCTCATTTTACCAACGACTTTTGTCCGACACGCGGGACAATTTCGTCGCTCAGGCTCATAATGATTAACAAAATTGTTATAAATGTTAAATAAATAATCCATATCCGCTGGTTCAATACTCAAAACCCTGTAAGTCCTGTGTACCGTAGCGGTAACTTGCGCCTTATATTCCTCGGGTATTCGTGAACCAAGTTCTCCCCAGATGTTTCCTGTTTTCATGCAATTACACATTTATAAAGTGGCGTTTATTTTTAACTTATTTCCCTCAGCAAGATCGCGCGCAATGTCCTCACTCACAACGTAAGCCTGCAACCTGTCAATCCTATTGTTTATCGCGTCGGTCTTTGCCTCCATGACTTG